TTGTAATTAAAGCTGAATTTGTATCGATGTCTGCTCGAAGTACAGCATCAGCTGATGTAAATTCACTACGAATTGCTGCTCTATCTGTTGTTGCAGTTGTATCTGCTAAATTAAATGCAGTAGTAACGGCTGCATCTGCCGCCTGCATTTGTGCAGTAGTAGAATATGCACTTAGATCAACAGTACCGCTACTAGTTGTTGTTGTAGTAGTTCCGCCACTTCCTAAGTTTGTTGTAGTTGCTGGTGGACTAGTTAAAACTACTCCACTTTCTGCTAGTCCTGTAACACCTGGTTGTATTGTATTTAATTTTTCTGCACCTGTACTAGATTGTTGTACTGTTTGTATTGTACGTTCTGTGTAGCCAGTTATTCTATTACAGTGATCGTACACTGGTTCTCTTTCTGCTAAAGGTACAGTTACATCACCATTGTTTTGTAATTTTGCTAATATTTCTGGCTCTAGTAAATAATAAAAAATATCATTACCAGCTGCATCTACTGGATAGCCTTTTAAACTATTATACAATGATTGTATAGTACTTGCATACTGTTGACTTTTTGATAATGTTAAGTTTGGATCTACTGCCATACCAACGCCAGTGTTTACTCTGTCGTTTGGTGCAAACATACTACCACCAGTACCCTGTGTACCTGCGAAATTATTTTCAAACTCTATAAGATTTTCTATATCTGTTTTGAATGCTTTTAAATCGTTAGTAATACTTTGTTTTAATGCTTCTGGCATTCCAAGAAGATTATTAAAATTATTACCTAATTGTTTTAATAATCCACCTGTAAATAAATCTGGACTAAAGTTTCCATCAGTGCCAATACATCCACCTATATCACTGTCAGCCATAGTACCTAATGTGTCTAGTATATCTTTACCAGCACCTAAGAAACTACCCATTGAATCTTTTAGTACATTTGGGATAGCACGTGGTATTACTGGTGTTCCACAAAAATTAATCATGTTAGCAATCGCGGCAAATTCTGCCACCGCGGCATTTAGTCTGCCTAATGCATTATCAATATTAGTGTGAGCAATAAATTCATCAAGAGCTTTTTCAGCCTCTTCTAATGCTCCTTTTAATTCTTCTAAACCTGCAGGTATCTCAGGTATTAGTCTACCTATATTAACCTTTAAACATATTTGCAAATTTGGGAGTTTTATACCGTTTCCGGCTAATAGGCTACAAATGATTTCTTTCAAGCTGTATGCTTGTGTTTGAGGGGTTACAGTGCCTGATTCTGGATCTACATCAAACTTACCAGTAGGTATATCTACCTTAGTTGAGTTAAGATAATCACTAGCATCTTTTAAATCATTTACAAAATCACTCATGTTACTGTCCTATATGCACATTTGGACTACCCGAAGTTGACTTCGGATTACAATGAGCTCCGCCCGGTAGTGGGCATTTATTATCTGGAGCTGCACTATTGCCAACAATTACCACTAATTTATTGCCAACATATACATTCTTGCATGCGGCATTTAGTTCACCACCGCCATGACTATTTGGATCACTATCAACACTGATTGGCTGATTATTTACATACACGTTTTTATGTGCGGATGCATTTGTACTTGCACCACAACTACGTGAGTCTCCGTTTCTATGTACCTGAGGCAATTGCTATTCCTGTGCTTTGTTTAATATACATATCAGCGGCATCTTTTGCCGATTTAACTATGCATATAACATTATTTATCTTTAATTGTACTTTGGTATCAGGCGAAATAGTAAACATATATGGTGCTAATGCCATTCCATTCTGTGCCGCAATTAAGATATAAGGTTTAACAATTGTAATAACTTCGCCATTTTCATCTTCAAAACGTGCAATCATTTCTTCACCTGACGAAAGTTTGATACTGATTATATCACCCGTTTTGTATTGTGATTCTACTAACATATATTATCCTTTATAGTGTGTCGCCAGTACCTGTGTAATTTGTATCTTCAATGTACTTGACTAATTGATCGTACCCACCTATTTTGTTGCCACTGACAACAATCTGTGGGAATGTTCTGGCAGTTGGAAATTCCTCTACCATAACTTCTCTTGTAAAATCTTTGTCTAACTGTTTGTATTCAAAATCTAATCCTCTAGATTCACATAATCTTTTAGCAGCATCACAGTAACCGCATTGTGTTTTTCCATAAATTGTAATCATAAACTCATCCCCGAAAATGTATCTTCTGATACGTCTTTTTTAACACCACCAATAATATAAGAACTAATCTCTGTTTCTTGTGGTGCTACTTGTACTTCTGCTCCACTGATCCATTTTTGTGTCCATGGCAGTGGGTTGGCTTGTGATGTTGTATATGGACATTTCATGCCAAGTGCTATCATACGTTTACAACAAATCCATTCAATGTAATCGCTTAATAATTGTGCATTTAGACCAATCATTGATCCGTCCTTAAACAAGTACTCAGCCCATTCTTTTTCTTGTTCAACTGCATCTACAAACATTTTTGTTACTTCGTCTTTGCATTCTTCTGCAATCTTTACAAAGTCTGGGTCTTCTTTTGTTAACACTTTTGATAGCAAATATTGTGTGCTTGCCAAATGTACGTTTTCATCACGTGCAATAAATTTAATAATTTTTGCATTGCCTTCCATCTTCTTAAGTTCTGCAAATGCCCAAGAGCAAGCAAAACTTACATAGAAGCGAATTCCTTCTAAAATGTTAACACTATTTAATGTTAACCAAATTTTCTTTTTTAATTCGTATTCATCTACTTCAATTGTTTTACCATTTACTTTGTGTTTACCTACCCCTAGTAATTGATAATATTGTGACAGTTCAATAAGTTCGTCATAGTACTTTGAGATATCATCTCCACATTCTGTAATTTCTTTACTGTCCATTAATTCGTCAAATACAATAGTAGGATTAGGATAAATGTTACGAATAATATGTGTATAACTACGAGAATGGATTGTTTCACTAAATGTCCAAGTCATAATCCAATTTTCTAATTCTGGTAAACTAACTATAGGACCAAATGCTTCTACTGGTGCTCTGCCCTGAACACTATCTAGTAGGATTTGTCTTTTTAGATTACTTGTAAAAATATGTTGTTCATGCTCAGTAAGATTTTTAAAGTCTTGTGAATCTTTACTAACATCAACTTCTTCTGGTCTCCAAAAGAAACCTAATTGTTTATCAGTTAATTTATCAAATTGTTTATACTTTACAGTATCGTATCTTTGAAAACCAAGTCGGCCATCTAAGAATGAGTTTGCTTCTGTATGATATTTGTCATTTTTGGTATTTAAAATTGTCATTCATATGTTTCCTTAAATTATACAACTTTCGCAGTAGTCGTCATATTCTTCGTCTGAAGCAAAACTATCTCTTTGTAGTAATTCTTCTTCATTTTTCTTATCAAAGTTAATCTCACCTTGACCGTCATGTGTATTAAAATAATACAATTGCTTGCCTCCATACTTATAAAACATTACAAGATGTTGTAACATTATACTCATAGGAATCTTTTCTTCTTCATAAAATTCTGGGTTATAACTTGTGTTTACAGAAATACCTTGATCAATATATTTTTGTAATACAGCCATAATCTTTAAGTAACCCTCTGGGCTACGTTGATCCCATAACAAGTCATATTTATTCTTTAACCTAGGATAACCCGGTACAACCTGTTTCAAAACACCATGTTTTGATTGCTTAACACTTACAAAGGCACGTGGTGGTTCAACTCCGTTAGTACTATTACTAATTTGTGCTGATGTTTCAGCAGGCATAAGTGCCATTAGTGTTGAATTACGAATACCTGTATCTTTTAACTGTTTACGTAAACCTTTCCAGTCTTGTCGTTCTTTGTGAGCTACTAATTCGTCTACTTCTTGTTTATATGTTTGATTAGGTGTAATTCCATCTCCATATTTTGTTTCGTATACGCCATCAATATTTCCTTTTTCAATGGCCAAATCTGCACTTGCTTTAATTAAATAATAGCTCCATGCTTCTGCCCATTCGTCTACTAATGCTAATCCATCCTTATCAATG